AGAAGGCATATACGAACCGTATGAGCCTCAAGAGGAATCAGAAGATGAATAGTGTATTAGCAAAGCGCGTCAACGAAGCAGCTCAGCACTATGGCTACAAAGGTCCACTAGACCCTGGTATGATTCATCTTATCGAAGAAGAAGGCTTTGTGCCTGAAGAGTATAAAGATGATGTTGGTGTGTCTACGGAAGGTGTAGGCGCTACGGAAGAGAACAAAGGCAAAAACTTCTTTACGGAAATCTTTCCTAAGTATGAGGCACGAGCGGCGCGTAAGGTTAAAGGCTATACGAACTTGCCGCAAGAGCTAAAGAATGCTGTGCTGTCTGCTGTGTACCGTGGCGACCTAGGCCCTAAGACCGCTAAGCTGTTGTCTAAAGGCGAATACGCAGCGGCAGCGGAAGAGTATCTTGATCACGCTGAGTATAAGAAGCGTAAAAAGAAAGACCCTAACGACGGCGTAGTGCAGCGCATGGAACGCAACGCCTCCGTAATGCGTAAGTACGGCGCGGAACAGGAAGCGTAACAGCCGTATGGCTAACGTAAACCTATCGCTAATCCCGTGGCAGCAAGAAGTGTATGAGAATGCTAGCCGCTTTAAGGTTGTCGCTGCTGGCCGTCGCTGCGGTAAGTCGCATCTAGCTGCTGTGTCGCTAATCGTAGCGGCCCTTAACGGCCAGCCAGGGAAAGTGTTTTACGTTGCACCAACGCAGGGCATGGCGCGTGACATCCTGTGGGAAAAGATATTTGAATTAGCTGGAGAGATTGTCGAGAACAGTAACATCAACAACCTAACCATTACGCTCGCTGGCGGCAACACCATATACTTAAAGGGTGCTGACCGCCCCGACACCCTGCGGGGTGTGTCCTTGAAGTACTTGGTCATGGACGAGTTGGCGTTTATGAAGCAAGACGTATGGGAAGCTATCCTGCGTCCAGCGCTGTCAGACCTCAAAGGCAAAGCGCTATTCATTGGAACGCCTGAAGGCCGGAACCATTTCTACGATATGTGGATGGGAGGCTACTCCGGGGCCTGGGACGATTGGCAAGCGTGGCAGTTTACGTCACGTGACAATCCGTTCCTAGATAGCACAGAGATTGACCATGCGGAGGCTACGCTGCCCCGCTGGGCTTTCAACCAAGAGTATATGGCTAGCTTTGACGCGCAGGGCTCGGAGTTCTTTGATGCTGATGAGTTTATGTACTATGACGAAAAGCCCAAAGAGCTGCCAGGAGATTATTACATTGCGGTTGACTTGGCTGGCTTTGAAAGTGATAGAGGGGCTAAGACGAAGCGCAGAGACAATAGTGCCATTGCTATTGTGTTTGTAGACGAGAACGGTGTGTGGTGGGTTGAAGACATTCAATATGGACGCTGGGCGCTAGACGAAACGGCAGAGCGTATCTTTAAAGCTGTGGAGCAGTACCGCCCACCGTCTGTAGGCATTGAGAAAGGTATTGCTCAGCAGGCCGTCATGCAGCCGCTCAGCGACCTTATGCGCCGCACTGCTCGTGTGTTCCGTGTAGAGTTGTTAAGCCACGGAAACAAGAAAAAACAAGACAGGATTCTATGGGCACTGCAGGGCCGCTTGGAGCATAAACGAATCCGCTTCAAGCACGGCGCATGGAACACAGCGCTGGTGGATGAAGCCTCAGCGTTCCCGTCGCAGCTTGTACACGACGATTTGCTTGATGCTTTGAGTTATGTAGACCAGATGGCTATCGTGCCATACATGGCCGATCTGGACCTTGAGGACGACTACGAACCATTTGATGCAGTTGCTGGCTATTAGTCCGGGCCGCTACGCTTAACATAAGGGAACCACTATGAGTGACAATGTGTTTTTACAAGAAGCACAATTTGGCCCAGACCAAGACTTGGCTGAGTGGGTGCTGAGTCGCTGTAACAAATGGCGTGACCATTACGAAAGCAACTACAGCGCTAAGCACGAAGAGTTTATGCGCATCTACCGTGGCATCTGGGCACCAGAAGATGTAATGCGTGACTCTGAGCGGTCGAAGCTTATCGCTCCCGCTACGGCTCAAGCCGTTGAGTCGTGCGTTGCGGAAGTTGAAGAAGCTACGTTTGGTCGTGGCAAGCTCTTCGACATCAAGGACGACCTTAACGACCAAGAGCCTGCGGACATTGCGTACTTAAAGCGCAAGCTTCATGAAGACTTTGCTGCAGCCCGCATCCGCTCCTCTGTAGCTGAAGTGCTTGTTAATGCTGCCGTGTTTGGCACCGGCATTGGCGAAGTGGTCGTAGAGGAAATGAAAGAATACAAACCTGCTACGCGTCCTCTGATGGAAGGCGACATGCAGGAGGTGGGCGTTAACGAAGTGTATCGCCCCATTGTCAAGATTAATCCGGTGCAGCCGCGCAACTTCCTTATCGACCCGAACGCTACCTGTGTCAATAGTGCCATGGGTTGTGCCATTGATGAGTATGTATCGCGCCACGTTGTCGAAGAGCTGCAAGAGTCTGGTGTGTATCGCGACGACGTGTACGTAGGCAGCGCTGCAGCGGACGAAGAGATTGAGCCAGATCCCGAAATCGACAGCCGCCCCACCGACCGTGTGCGCCTCCTCAAGTATTACGGTAAAGTACCCCGTGACCTGCTGCTGTCTGAAGGTGTGTCTGAAGACGAGATTGCAGAGAAAGGCGCATACGTTGAAGCCATTATTGTAATTGCCAACGAAGGTGAGCTGCTTAAGGCCATCCCGTCGCCGTATATGTGCCAAGACCGCCCCATAGTGGCGTTCCAGTGGGATATTGTACCGAGTGTGTTCTGGGGACGGGGTGTATGCGAAAAAGCCTATATGTCACAAAAAGCCTTGGACGCGGAGCTAAGGGCACGCATCGACGCCCTCGCCCTTACTACGCATCCCATGATGGCCGTGGACGCAACGCGTATCCCGCGAGGCCATAAGCTTGAAGTACGTCCTGGCCGCATGCTGCTGACTAACGGCTCCCCGTCTGATTCCATTATGCCCTTTAAGTTTGGGCAGCTTGACCAAGTAACCTTTGCGCAAGGCGCACAGCTACAGCAAATGGTTAGTCAGGCTACGGGCGCCGCTGAGGCCAACGCCGGTATGGTGCAGAACGATGTCACCGCAGCCGGTATGTCCATGACGCAAGGCGCTATTGTCAAGCGCCAAAAGCGTACGCTGGTGAACTTCCAAGAGAACTTCCTAATCCCGTTTGTGCGCAAGGCAGCACACCGCTACATGCAGTTTGACCCGGAGAACTATCCGGTGCAGGATTACCAATTCGTGGCCTTCAGCTCCCTTGGCGCTATGGCGCGTGAGTACGAAGTGGCACAGCTTGCACAAATCCTGCAGATGGTGCCGCCTGAGTCGCCTGCGCACGGCGCGGTTATTAAGGGTATTATCGACCACCTTAACGTCACCAATCGTGACGAGTTGCTTGCTGCTATTGAGGCCGGCAATCAGCCCAATCCAGAAGCTCAGCAGATGGCTATGGCGCAACAGCAAGCGCAGATGGCTGTGCTGCAGGGTCAAGTGCAGCTTTTGCAGGCACAGGCCGCTGAGTCGCAGTCTCGTGCCAACAAGTACAACACGGAAACGCAGCTGGCACCGACGGAGCTTACGCTTAAGTACAGCGACCAGAACAACGACGGCGTTGCAGACAAAGACTTTGAGCGCCGCGTTAAGATGGCAGAGCTGCTGCTAAAAGAGCAAGAGCTTCGGGGCAAGCAAAACAGCGAAGCCGAAATGGCTAAGGCTAAAGCAGAGGCGGAGCTGATTCGCCAGCTAACCGAAATGGGAGGCGCTGCCGCACAGGGAGGCGCTGAAGCGCCGCAAGCGCCGCAACAGGAGCAGTAAGCCATGGCATCTGATCTAGCGTTACTTGCTCTTGTAAAAAAAATGGATGGCTTCACGGGGCCGCAAGGCCCTGCTGGAGCGCCTGGGACGCAAGGCCCGTCTGGCCCGTCTGGACCACAAGGTCCGCAAGGGCCTGCCGGTAAAGATGGACGCAACGGCAAAGACGGCGCTGTTGGACCAGCAGGACCGCAAGGCCCACAAGGTCCTCAAGGCCCTGCCGGTGAGGCTGGCGCTGACGGCCAAGACGGCAATGGCGTTGAGAGCGCCTACGTTGCCGCTGACGGCTCGTTAGTCTTTACCCTTACGGACGGTAGCGAAGTAGACGTAGGACCGCTCAGCGGGCTTTCTCTGGCCTCTGAGGGCAATACGTACGTTTTAGGCCAGTCGCAGGGCAGCGGAACGGGCGAAGCTACGTCACTTTATGTTCCAGGCTCTGGCGGTCCCACGTCTTGGAATGACGTTGAAGGTACTATTGACTTCCCGCTTAACGATGAAGTGACGCTGCAGCTTGGGCAAGAAGAGTTGTTTTATGCCAAAGCAACGGGTGCTATTAGCAATGGCGATGTAGTTATGTTTGCTGGTGCTGAAGGCGATCACTTGCTTATTCAGAAAGCTAATGTAAATGTTTCAGGCTTTCGGCAAGAGTGGGTTATTGGCGTTGCCACTCAAGACTTTGCTAATAACGAGTTTGGGTACGTAACGTCTTTTGGTAAAGTTCGTCAGTTGGATACGCTAGCGTTTGACGAAGGCGATCTTCTATGGCTATCAGCTACTACAGCCGGAGCGCTCACTAACGTAGAGCCCGCTAAGCCTGCATGCTCCGTGCTTGTTGCTGCCGTTACGCGCTCACATCAAAACCAAGGCACAATCTTTGTACGACCCACTACAACTAGCCGCATTGACGAGTTGTGCAACGTATCGGCAGCTACGCCCAATGATGGCGACGTATTGGCTTGGGACGCAGCACAGGGCATCTGGAAGCCCATTGCACCTGTCTTCCCGGCCTTGTATGGCATCACCACCTACCCGTAACTAGGAGTTGACTATGAAACCCTGTGCATCCTGCCCGTCCCCCGCTAAGTGCAAGAAAGCTGGCAAGTGCCTTAAGCGCTCTGCTGCACGCTCTAAGCCCATGAAGAGCAAGCGCCGTGGCTACTAAACGTACGCCCGCTAAGGGCAAAGCAAAAGTTAAGATTACTTCTAGCGGCAAGAAAGTGTCGTACGGGCAGGCGGGGCAGGCCAAAGGTGGCGGGCCGCGCGTACGTCCCGGTACGTCCAAAGGCGACGCCTACTGCGCCCGTAGCGCCGGTCAAATGAAGAGCCACCCCAAAGCAGCCAAAGACCCCAACAGTCCGCTACGCCTAAGCCGTAAGCGCTGGAAGTGCAGCGGCACTAAGAGTACAAAATAGGGCTTGACATTTGCTACAAAATGTGATAAAATATAGTCTATCTTTGAAGTAACCTTAACGACTGGCCTCACGGAGACAACCATGTCACTTGTAACACAATCAAAGTTTGACGAATTAGTTAAGAACACTACTTCCTACCTTCAGGATGTGTTTAGGCG